GCGCCACCGCTCCGAAGCCGCCGAGCGCCGCGGCCTCGAGGCCCGCACCCGCCACGCCTACCGTGCCCGACTCGATCAACGCCGCAAGCTCGGCCGCCGGCATCGTCAGGCCGGTGCCGAGGCCGCCGAGGAAGCCGAGCCCGCCGCCGCCAAAGAAATTGCCGATCGAGAGCGCGTTGCTCGCGAGGTTCAGCCCGCCGCCGGCATTCGCCATGCCCGGGAAAAGGCTGCCGGTGATGCCCCCGATCACGCTCGAGACCGCGCCGCCGACGAACTGCGCGACCGGCCGCACGATCGGCTGGATGATCGGCGTGAGTACCGCCGTGTAGAACATCTCTTTCAGGCGGTTGAGGAAGTTTTGCGCGACCGATTCGCCGCGCTTGAAGCCGGCGCGCAGGCCCGACACGGTCGCGTCGGTAAGCGAGCGCTCGATGTTCTCGGAAGTGCGATCGAATTCGCCCTGCCAGTGCTTGGCCGCCGCGTTCGCCGCGGCGCGGGCCTGTTCCGCCGCCGCCTTCCGGTCGATCGCCGCGCCGATCGCCGCTTTCTGGGCCTCCGCCAGGCCGAGCAGAGCATCGATCTCCTCCGGCGTCGCGTCGATCATCGCCTTTTGCAGCGCGAGATCGATCCTGCGGAACTCGGTCGCCTTCTCGCGCTCCGCGCCCAGCTGCGCCTGGAGCCGCGTCTCGGTTTCGATCCGCTGGCGCCAGTCGGCGGTAAGGGAGATCGCCGCGCGCTCCTCGCGCGCCGCGGACGCGATGAGTCTGGTCTCGATCTCCAGTTGCTGGAGCTTCTCGCTGTTTTCCTGGTTGAAGCCAGCGAGCGCCGCGCCGCGGGCTTCGTCAGCCGCCATTAGCGCCTCGGCGCCCTGAACCGCCTGCTTGCCCAATTCGATCTCGCGCTGGCGGTCCAGCACCGCGCGTTGACTGATGGAGGCGCGCTCGAGCGCGGCCTTGATTTGCAGCATCTCGGCCGGCCCCAGGTCTTTCAGCAGACCATGCGCGCGAGCGCGCTCGATGTCCCGCAGCGCCTGCTCGGCGTCGGTGCGTTTTACGGTCGAAGCGAGTGCCTGATCCGCAACGTCGCGCATCTTGTCGGCCTCGACCATCAGGCGCTGGAAGTCCGTCGGACCGCGCTCGGGGCCAGGGGCCTGTATCGCCGCGGCTCGCCTTTGCTGTTCAGCGAATTCCTGCTGCCACCGGCGGAGGCGCCGCGCCTCCTCGTCTCCCGTGGCGGCGTTGAGTTGATGCTGCAGCTGGGTTCGAAGCTCGAGCAGCTCCTCGTCGGGCTTCACGCCTTGGCGCTCGAGGCCCGAAATCAGTCTGTTCGTTCTCGCGATCTTCTCGCGCAGCTGCTTAGGCGTGTCCTCGAATCCCCTGGATGCCGCCTCGACGGCCGCCTGGTAGGCCCCAGCGAATAGGCCGGCTTCCTTGGTGCCTCGTATGAAGGCTTCGATGATTTCATTCAGTGACGGCAGCGCCTCCTGGGCGATGACGAGCTTGCTCGCGCTCAAGAGCGTATTCATGCGCACGAGGTTCGCGTTGAAGTCGTCGGCCCGGCGCGCCATGTCCGGGCCGATGATCTGCGCGAACTTCTGTGCTTCGACGGACGCGGCCCGGAAACCCTCGACACCCTTGTTCAACTCGGGGATAAGCTGCTCTCCTACGCGACCGCCAAAGACCCGCATCGCGAGCGCCGCCTTGTTCGGGCCGTCGGCGAACGAGGCAAACTTCTCCGCGATGCGCGGCAGCAGCTCCTCGATCCCGGCGCCGCTCCTCACGGCGCTCTGGATGTCGCGGCCGAGCAGACGGAACACTTCGGCCCCCTCGCCCACGCCTGCGCGCGCCTCGGCGATGTTCTTCGCGAGCGCCTTCGTCGTCAGGGTGAACTCGCCCTGGCCGATCCCCGCGAGGCCCATCTGATAGCGATAGGTGGAAAGCGCCTGGGTCGAGATCCCGTAGGACTGCGAGAGGTTGTGCAGCTCCGCGGCGCTGTCGATCGCGCTCTTGACGCCGATGGCGGTGGCGGTGCCGTAGGCGACGATCGCGGCCGTGGCCACCGCCGCGGCGCGCGCTAGGAACTGCAGCGCCTGCTGCTTGCGGTCGTAGAACTGGATCTGCGCGATCGAGGCGTCGGCGGACTTCTTCTGCGCCTCGCTCAGCTCCAGCTGGCTCGCGCGGTAGCGCTCGACCTGCGCGCGGGTCTTGCCGAGCGTCTCGGCCTCCTCCTTCAGGCGCTCGACGAAGCGGCGCGATTCCTCGGCGTTCCTCTTGGCGCTCTCGCCCGTCTTGGCGAACTCATCCCCAAGCCCCTTCTGCGCCTGGGCGGCCTGCTTGCTCGCCTCCACGAGTCCGGAGGCGTTGCCCCCCAAGCGGATACCGACGTTGTGCTGGCTCTCAGCCATCGCGCTTCTCGTTCAGCGCCCTCGCCGCCGCTGCTTCCATGACCCGCAGCTGCTCGAACAGGCGCGCGCGGTGCTTCGGCCACACGGCCCGCAGCCGCATCGCGCTTTCCACCGCCTGGTAGTCGAGCCCGAGGAACATCACGCCCCCGAAGCCCGCGGCGACGCGCCACTGCGTCGCGAGCGCGCAGAAAAGCTCAACGGCCTCGACGTGCTCGGGCCAGACGTAGAAGACCTCCTCCTCGGGTGCAGGCCCGCCGCCGTCGTCCTCGAGTACCAGGCCGAAGCGTTCCAGGTCCTCATCGAGCGCGTCTTCGCCCTCATCGCCCCGCCTCGCGCCCGCCCAGTGGCGCGCGGCGTCGGCTAGTTTTTTCGGGCGGCCTGCCCATTCTGGAACTCGCCGATCGCCTGAAAGAGCGCCGCGCGCACATAAGTGATCGAGAGCAGCACGCGCTTGTTCGCCTCCGAGAACTCGAAGGGCTGCCCGTGCTCATCCGTGAGGTTCGATTTCCACCCGATGAGCTGCAGCTCGAGCAGGTCCTGGCCTCCGCGTACCGCCTCTTCCTGCTCATCCTGCGTGAGCACCGCGAACTCCGCGTCGAAGGTGAACTTGCGCACGCCGCCGCCGTCCTGCGGCTCCTTCACCGTCACGGGCCAGAAAACGGTGGGTTTCTTCGCTAGCTTGAACATCGCTCAAACGCTCCATAAAAAAACGCGGGAAAACCGGTCAGGGTCAGCCCGCGTGCGAACCCCCTCCGAGGTGGCTTTGCTCTTGTTGTTGGTGCCGGGCCGCGCGCGGCAGTCGGAGGTCGCGCCGCGCGCGGGGTCTTTGCTTCAGTTCTCTACTGCGTGGCGATCGACCACTCGTCGTTGCCCGCCGAGGAAGGCTGCAGCTCCATGTTCATCCGTATCATGGCGATGCCCTGCTCCTCGCTCATGTCGGGCTCGGTGAGCTGCACCTGGTTGGCGGTGATCGTCACCTTGTTGCCGGCGGCGGTGCCCTGGGTGACGGTGAGCGCGCCGAGCGTGCCGTTCTTGACGATCGTCCACCAGTCCTTGGTCGCGACCAGCTCGTCCTCCAGGCGCACCGAGCCGCGCGAGCGCCGATTCACGAACCGCACTGCCTCGGAGTTCGGCAGGTTGCGGTACACCAGCTCGTTACCCGTCGCGAGCGTGATCTCGCGGAACTTGCCGGCGAACGTGAAGAGCGTCGCCGGCGTGGTGTTCGTGTTGTTCACCGCGGGCGGCTTCTGGAAGCCGGTGAGGGTCGGCGTCGGAAGCGCGGTGTCCGACGGCAAAACGTACAAGCCGATGAACGTGAACGCCCATTTCGGACGACGCCCAGCGACGAGTCGCGCCTCGACGTTGCCGAAGGCGCCGAGCACCTTGTGCAGGCGGCCGTCGATGTAGAAGTAGATCGTCGAGTCCTTCTCGCCGGTCGTGATCGGCGCATAGGTGACCGGGCCGGTCGTCGGCGTGATCGTCTCCGACATGCCGCAGCTCTGCAGCAGCGGCCCGTACTTGGGCGCCGAGTCCACGGCGCCGGCGCCGGCCATCTCGACCTCGAACGAAAGCTCGACGAAGCTCCCGGAGGGAATGCGGCCCTTGTTGCCGAAGTAGGGCACGTCGTACTCGCGGTCGTCGTACTCCTGCTGGAGCGGCCGGATCGAGAAGTTGTCCACGAGGATCGCGTTCGCGGCCGCCGTGGGCGCGGCGTCGGCGCCGTAGCTCGCCGCGTTCTTCGCGAGGATGACTTTCCGTCTGAACTTGAGCGGCATCGGTTACGCTCCTTTCCTCTTCGTCGCCGGCGCGTGCTCCGAGGCGCGCGCCTCGGCCGCGTCGGGCGAGGGCTGCTCCCAGGGCATGGGCGCGGGCGCCGGCAGCGCGGGCTCGGGCTTCGCGTTCGGATCGGGCCTGTTGAGCGGCTCGCCTTTCTCGTCGCGCGGCCCGCCGCCTTGCGGCTCTGGCTTGCGCGGCTCGTCCTTGGGTTTTCGCTCGCGCGTGATCGGGTCCACCTCGTAGCTGCCGCCGACTCCGTGATACTTGTCCATCGCTCGCTCCTAGTTCAGGTGCTGGGTGGTGAGGCCCAGCTCCGCGAAATGGCACAGCACGCCGCAGAAGAGCACCGGCCGGTGATCGAGCACCTGGATGCCGGCCTCGTCGTTCGCCGGGTTGACGCAGGAAAACACCACGCCGCCCAGCGTGTCGTCGGCGCGGAAGGCGTCGCGAATCTGCTCGATCAGGTCGTCGAAGAGCCGCTCGGTCGCATCCGCATCATCCAGCCCCATGTAGCCGCGGATGCGCCAGCCGTGCAGCACCACCCAGCGCGCGATGTCCTCGAGCGTCTCGCGGGTCGAGACGCGCCGGATGTGCCAGCCGAGCACCCGCTTCGGGTTGCCGCTCGTGTAGAGCGCGGCGAGCTTCGACTGGTCCTTGAAGAAGCGCTCGTACTCGTGCACCGGGCCGACGCCGACGACCGTCTCAATCTTCGCTTTGATCGCGGTGCGGATCTGCTGCACGGTGGGCATCAGGCCGCTCCTCCCGCAAGGTGCGCGGCGATGCGCGCGGCCGCGCGGTCGAAGATCGCGCGCACCTGCGCCTCCTCGGCCTGGAAGGTGAGACCGAAGGGCCGCTGCGCCGCGGTTCCCCTCACCGAGATCTTGCGCGCGACCAGGAACGCCACGCCGCGCGCCATCTTCTCGCTCGTGACGCCGAGCTTTACCTTCACCCAGTCGATGAGCGCCTCCACCGGCGGGAAGTGCGGCTTCGTGCCCAGCTCGACCGGCACCGCGTAGTTGAGCGGCGTGGACACCAGGCCGATCACGCCCGAGTCGGAGACCTCCTCGCGGTGAAAGACGCTCGCGCGCAGCGTGCCGTGCGCGGTGGGCATGCGCTCCTGCACCTCGCGCGCGAGCAGCAGGTCCGCCTCCGTCACCGCCGCCTCCAGCTCCTCGCGCGCGATCTGCGGCGCACGCGCGAGCGCGGCCTGCAGGTCCTTGAGGTTGCCAAGGTCGATCTCGTAGTGCACTAGCGGTACCTCCGCAGGTGCAGGAGCCGGTCCTCGCCGCGGCTGTCGGGCTGGTCGAGGTTGACGACGACGCCCGCGGGCGCCGCCTTCTTCTCCTCGATCCCCAGCTCGTCGTGGTAGCGCTTTCTCAGCCCGCGCGCCCGCGCCGCGTACTCCTCGGCCTTCGATCGCTGCTCGACGCTGTCGGCCTGCACCGACGAATCGGTGCCGCCGGAGTAGAACGCGGCCAGCTCGTCGGCGAGGATCGCCGCCGCCCAGCAGGCCACCGGCTCGCGGTCCTGAATGGGGATCGTGTCGGCGCTCGCGCTCACGACGTGCTTGATCGTGTAGCTCGCGCGGACGTTCGCCGCCGCCACGGCCACGGCGTCGAGCACCTGGATCTTGAGCGCCGTGGGGCTGTGGTAGAAATCGTAGCGGCCGGTCTCGAGCAGCGTCGGCGGCACGTCCCCGATCGGGTACTCGAGCGAGCGCAGCTCGGAGAAGTCCGACTCCCAAGACGCCGGCAGCGGCAGCAGGTTCGCGCTCTCCGGCGTCAGGTCCTCGACCTTTACCTGCGGCCGGTCCTTCGAGTAGCGCTTGACCGCCAGGTCGATCGCGCGGTCCTTTTCGGCCGCCGCGATCTTGCCCGCGTCGTCGCGCACGAGTTCGGTGACGAGGGTCTGGTAGTCGGAGAGCATGGCGGTGAATGGTCGGGTGAGCCCCGGAAGCTAGAAGGGGCGGGGCGCCTGACTCTCCCCGCCCCTTCGCGGTCGCCCGGTACGGAGGGTCACTTTCTCGCGCAGGTCAGCACCACCGTGATGTCGTCCCAGGTCGGCGAGGTTCCGGTGATGGTGAGCACGATCGTCATCACGCTCTCGTCCGCGATCGCGGCGCTCGAGATCGTGCCCTCGGACCAGGTGCCAGCGGTGATCGAGATCGCCGAGGAGAGCACCGAGGCGCCGTCGTCCTGCACGTCCACGGTGAGGGTGGGCGAGGTGCCGCCCGAGGCGCGCGCCGTCGCCCCCACGCCGAGCAGTTCGCAGGGCTGCGGCATCGCGAACTTGACCGGGGTGACGGTCGCGGTGCGCTGGCCGCTGATGAAGAAGGGCAGCACCATCACCTGGCCGGCGCCGACCGTGACGTTCGGCGTCGCGGCGCGCGAACTCGGCACAAACGCGGGGAGCGAGAGCAGCGCGGCCGTCGCGATCGCGAGCACGGCCGCAAGGAGCTTGCGGTTGAGGTTGCGGATCATCGTGTTCTCCTGGTTGAGCTGCGGCACTGGTTACGCCACGACTTCCTTGTACCAGCCGCGGTATTCCTTCACCGCCCCGCCGTAGATGTGGCGGATCTTGTAGGTGAGCTTGTCGTTCGTGAACATCGAGCCCACCGTCGGGTTGTCCTGCACGAAGAGTTCGGGCTCCTGCTGGCCGTCGAGGAACCCGACCTCGATCCCCGGAATGTCGTTCACGTCCGCCGAGGTCGCCCAGTCGTTCGTGTCGGTCCAGTACCACACCGGGTTGACGGTGAGGTTCATGTTCTGCACGAACGTCTTGTCGAGGTTGGTGCCCCGCTGGAAGAGGTTCCACATCGTCTCCTGCAGGTCCGGCGGACCCCAGATGTGGCTCGGGCCGATGCCCAGGCGGTCGGAAGAGCCCGGCTCCGTCTGCTTGAGCATCGCGGTGCGCGCGACGCCCAGCTCGGCCGCCGAAAGCGCGGTCGAGCCGAGGTTGTTGTGGGTGGCGTGGAAGAACGCGACCGAGTCGTAGATCGTCGGATTGGTGCGCACGAAGTCGAGCACGAACTTCGCGAGCGTGCGCTTCGCCGCCCGCGCGAGCTTCACCGGGATGCGCCGGATCGCGCCCACGTCGTCGTTCTTGATCATCTCGAGGGTCACGTCCTCGGTGCCGCCGCGCTTCGCGGGCGTGTAGGTCGCCTTCTCGTCGGTCGGCGAGGTCATCGCCAGGTACGCGGCGCCCTGCGCGACGGTCGCCAGATCGCCGTAGCCGCCGAAGCGCGTGCGCTCCTGGCTGCGGAAGTCCGAGATCGGCACGATCTCGCAGGCGTTCCGCCACACGTCGTACTGGCCCATGTCGCGGTAGTCCGCGATCATGCGCCGCGTAATCGAGTTGCCGAGCACGTTCGCCCAGGAGGTCGAATCGAGCGATTCGCGGAACGCCGCGCCGACCGACTCCGCCAGGCGCGAGCGGTCAACGTTCTCCCAGCGGCCGGTCACGCGCTTGTCGCCGGTGATCTCGATGTAGCACTCGCGGAAGGACTGCGCGTGCAGGTGGTCCTTGTGCTTCGGGTCGAAGAAGGCGTCCAGCATCTCTGCGATCTTCTTCGAGCGGTCCTCGACCTGGATGTCGAGGCCCTGCATCTGCACGCGGCCGCTCTCGGTCATGCGCGCGAGGTACGCGCGCTCGGCCTTGATCTCGGCGTCCACGTCGGCCTCGACGAAGCGCTCCAGGCCATCGAAGCGCGCCTGGAGCTTGTCCTTCGCAGGCTGAGGCAGGCCGCAGGCCGCGATCTGCGCCCGGGCGTAGGCGCGCGCCTCCACCATGCGCAGCTGCGCCACGGTGACCGGCTTCTCGTCGTCCTTCGGCTGAGGCTGCGGCTGCGGCGCGGGCTGAAGCGCCTCGGCGTAGCGCGCCTCCAGCTCCTCGTCGGTGATCGTGTCGGGGTTGATCTTGGCGTACAGCTCGGGCCGCTTCGCCTTGATCGTCGCGAGCATTCGCTCTTTCATGGGGTCGGGCTCCTTCGGATCGGCGGCTTCGAGCAGGTTGACGAGCGCGCCGCCGGCGCTCGGTTCGACGATGATGTCCACGGACGACACGCGGACGAACTTCTCCGCGATGCGCTTCACGCCCTCGCGCACGGACGCCTTGGTGAGCGCGTAGGCGTCGATCGAGAGGCCGACCAGGTCGCGCTTGCCGCGCTTCCACGCGTCCACCAGCGTCTCGCGCAGCGAGCGCATGCCCGCGGCGATATTCACTTTGCCGGCGAGGTAGCCGGTGTCCGGCGCCGCGCCCTCGACGAAGCGCGGCTCCGAGATCCAGCCGGCGAGGTTGCGCGGGTCCTTGCCCTTGTCCTTGAGGTGCTCCTCGTCCGACTTCACGAACACGCGCGCGCCCTCGAAGAGCGGGACCGCCTCGCGCAGCGCCGTGTCCGGGTAGTAGTTGCCGTTCTTCGAGCGGCCCGAGCGCACCAGGATCGCGTCCCACACCGTGCCGTCGGCTTCCCGTGCCTCGACGAGCCACGCCTCGGCCGCCGCCTCGCGCACCGCGACCGGTACGTAGGTCTCGACCACTTCCTGCGCGTCGGCGAGCGTCACCTGATTGTCGGCGCCCAGCGTGTAGCCGTAGCTCCAGAAGCGGCCGTCGCGGCGCAAGATCACGCGCTCGGCGAAGATTGCTTCGATGTTGACCATCCAGGCGCGCTCCGGCTCGTAGCCGAGTTTCTTGACGAGCGCCGCCTGCACCAGCTCGATGATCTGCCGGTATTCGCCGGTCGCCGCCTCGCGCAGCGCGGCCGCGCCGGCGATGCCCTCCTGCGGGATCGGCTTCACGCTACGCGCGCGCCTCGTGCCGGCGGCCGTCGAGCGTGACGATCGTCACGCGGCCGTCGTCGTACTGCGCGGCGCCGATGATGTGGCTCTCGGCGAGCGCGGCTTCCTCGGTCTCGTAGCCGGGGCGCTCCTTGCCGTCCTCGCCCTTCACCGTCACCGCTTTCGCGGTCCGCACCTTGACGCCGCGGCCCTTGAACGCCTTGAACGCCTCGGCCGCGCTGATCTCGGTTCGCTTCGCCATCGCTCGGGTCTCCGTGTTTGCCAGCAAACGCGGAGGCGAGATTAGGCGGCGCCCGAGGGAGCGTTAACCCCGACCGGCGTCGGGGGCGGCGAGGGGTAAGATGCGCCCCATGCGCGCGCTGCTGGTCCTCGTCGCGCTGACACTGCCGGCGGGCGAGGCCTTCGCCCAGGCGAAGTGCCGCGCAATCGACGGCGACACGATCCGCTGCGGCAAGGAGCGCGTCAGGCTGCAGGGGGTGTACGCACCCGAGCGCGGCGAGCCTGGCGCAGCGGAGGCGCGCGCCCGACTTCAACAGCGCTTGAATTCAGGCGAGGTGCGAATCGAGCGCCGTGCCCGCGACCGCTACGGCCGCACGGTTGGCGATGTGTATGTCGGCGGGTCGAGGATCACGCAGCACGACGTCGGGCGCCGCGGCGGGCGTGGCGCACGGCGATAAGCTTTGTCAAGCCCTGGAGCGCGTAAGCGCCTGGAGTGCCAGCGACACCACACGCGGGATAACCTGCTGGCCTGAGCGGTAGTAGGCCAGCTGTCGGCGCGACAGATCGAGCGCGGCAGCGAGCGCGTCGAGCGTGTAGCCGTAGCGCCTCATCCAGGCGCGGAGTTGCTGCGCGGTCATTTGGCGAATGCGACTCGGCCGCGGCGCGCGCCCTTGGCGTGGACCCATTTATAGCCGATGATCGTGATGCCGAGATGCACGCGCGGCGAGCCTCCGCCGGGAAGATTGGCAGGGCGGCGAAGGCGCGTGACACGGACATGGACAGGCAGTAGCCCGGCGGCCTCGCACGCGGGCTTGACGAGCGATTCGGCTGCGGCCTTCTCCTCGCGGTTGGCCTCGCGCTCGTGATCGAGCCGGATGTAGTCCTCGCCCGGCTCCGGCCCGAGGATCGACTCGGGCCAGAGGATCATCAATTCGATTCCGCCGACGCGGTCGGCGTCGCCGATTTGTCGGCGGGAGAGGGTGATCATGATAAGATTCGCACTGCGGGGTGCGGCCTCATAAAAGCATTGGCTTTGTCGGTTGCGCTTCGGCGCGGTATCACTTCTCCGCGCCCCGCTCACGCATTCACGTTCCAAAGATAGGCGCTGTCGTTCATGTCGCGATAGCGCGCGAATGTCTGCGGTGCGCAGTTGACCCGCGTGCTGTTGCGCAGCCAATCAGCTACCGGGCCATTGAGCCGGAGTTGTTCCAGTGCCTCGCGGATGCTCACCGTTGACCACTCCGAGCCGCCGTCGATGAATTCGTCCCCGTCAGGCGTCAGCATGCGACGTTGAATCGTGACCTGATACGGGATTGGGGTCCCGTCGATTGCGCGCCACTCGACCACGGGCGAACCATTCACGGATTCGAGCCTGATCATCGTATTCATGATCACTCCTCCGTCGTGATGGTGTCTGGGCCGCTGACGATCACGCGGCCACCGCCGATCTTGGACTTTGTCCGCACGCCGACACACGATGCGTGCGCGACGGCGAATTTTCCGTCGGGGGCGCGCAGGAGCACGGCCTCGAAATACCGTGCCTCACGGCTGCATCTGGTGCACCGGCCATTGTACCTGGGGGTGCCAATCACGGAGTAGGTGGTGCTCATCGTCATCTCCATCTGTGGCTCCTAGCCGGGAGCCGGCGGTGTGAGCTCATCTCACGGTGCAATCATTGCACCTTTCTCCGGCCCCGGCAAGCCCAGCCGACGAACGGTAGTTATCCACAGGCCCGGCCCCGCTGCGGTGCAACACCGGCCTACTGGATGCCTATACAGGAGCGGTGGACGCGCGGCGTCGGCCCTGGCGCGCGAGCACGTCGGCGAGCGTCTCGTCGTCGCCGTCCAGCAGCGGCGATCCCGGCCTACGGCCTGGGGCACTCATCCGCCAGTGATCCATGTAGGGGAGCGACGTGCATCCGCAATTGATCGTCTCGCTCGCCGGCGCCGCGGGATCGCGCGGATACATCAGCTCGACGGGCGGCTTGCCGAAGGGCTTGAGGACAAACGGCTCGTCCACGTCGCGGATCTGCCCGTCGGCGAGATCGTGATGCAGCCGCGGGTGCAGCTTGCCCGAGCGGCGCCACTGTTTTTTCAGACCAGGCAACCGATCGGCCGCGGCGCTCATGCGCTCCTGCGCCGCGAGCGAGAAGGCGCGGCCGAGTTCGGTGCGCACGATCACGGTCGCGCGCGCGCGCGACGATTCGCCGAGGATTCGCGTCACCGCTCCCACCGCGTCCGAGGGCGAGCGCGCGCCGATGACGACGAGGCCCAGCTCCGCGGTGATCTTGTTCGCGGCGTCCAGGCCGATGTCCTTGATGCGGTTCACCATGAACGCGCGCATCGCGCTGAGGCTTCGCGTGTCGATCGCCGGCGCGAAGGCGGCCACGCGCACGCCGCCCGCCTCGAGCGGCGCATCCACCAGGTTCTCGCCCAGCTCCCAGGCGCGGCCCGCGGCGCTCGAGATCCGCGCGCCGCCCTGCTCGCCGAACTGCGCGAGCCCACGCCGGATCTCGGCCGAGAGCTGTGGCAGCGACCAGCGCTCGTACTCGCTCGGCTGGCCGGCGAGGATCTCGACGATCGCGCGCTGCGCCTCCCGGAGCAGGCTCACCAGGTCGTCGCGCGTGCCGCGCATGAGCGAGGTCTGGCCGCGCACGATCCGGTTGCGGGCGCGGACGAAGGCGCGGTCGCGTTCGGAGGGGGTCACTTTGCTCCGCCAGTGGGCCGCACAGCACCTGCCCGGAGAATCCCAGCGTAGAACGCCTCGAGCGTCATTCGGTCGGCTTTGATCTCCCGCTGTAGCCGAGCCGTCTCCCGGGCTGGAATGGAGAAATAGGAGCTCTGGCGTCCGAGATGCTTATCCATGAACGTCACGCGTGTGATTTTCATCCGCGGCGCCGAGTTGATCGCGGCGCCGGCGGCGCCCACCAGTACGAGCAGATACGCCTTCTTCGATTGCTCGTTGGCAAAGACCGCATCGAGTGAGACGAACAGTAGGCCGTACCCGTCCCCGTCTTTGACCGGCGTGCAGTCTGTGCGTGTGAAATCCGCAAGTGCATTGATAATGCTCGCCGCCTGCGCGCAGATCGAGGCCGCCGCCGGTGAGATAACCGATTGGGCCGACGACGGGCTGCTCGCCAACAGCAGGGCTATCGCGATCGCTTTGGTCATGGTGAGACGCTCCGGTTGACGGGTCGAGCTAGCAAGCCTATCCTACGCCCAGGTGCTGATGACACCTTCGCAGGCGGTTCCCCGCGCCCGACAGCGCGCGTTTTTGTTTGTGCCCCAGTCCCTCCCGGATCAGGTTTCGCTGGCCGGGCGTGAGGCGGATAAAAGACCCCGCAAGGGGGAAGAAGCCCGCCGTCCTGCGACGGTTATCAGCACCCGGCCGCCCCGCCGCTCGTTCGCGGGCGGCGGGGCATTTTCTCAGCTGATAACTGATCGTAGGAGGCAACATGTCTGACCAAGCAAGAGGCAGCGAGTACCTCAGCATTCCCGTCCTCGAAATGTGCCCGGACCTGAAGCATCTGCCCGCGGAGTTCGACCCAGACAATCTCACCGCGGCCGAGGTGCTCAAGGTCCTCACGATCGCGCTCGCCGCCACCAGGGGCGCCGATCCGCTCTCGCGCCTGAAAGCGCAGCACGTCATGGACGAGGCATATTCACGCGGGCGCAGGGCAGGCCTCGAAGAAGGCCGGCGCATCGGCTTCAACCTCGGATACGCCGAGGGGCTCGAGGACGGCGCGCGCGAGGCCCGCGACAAGATCGCGCGCGAAGAGGCCGAGCGCGCAACGCTCAAAGCGGCAGCGCGGGCCAGGAGGGCGGCATGATCATCGAGATCAGCAAACGCTGCCGCATCACCTCCGATCGCCGGCAGTGGATGGTCGAAACGCCGAGGGCCGAGCGCTGGGAACAGGTGTTGTTCTTCAGCGAGCTGACGAATGCAGTTACAGAAATCCGCACCCGCAAGCTCGCGACCGCCGTGCAGCTCGAGTACGCCTCGGAGCTGGCGGAAGATCTCGCCTGGGCGGAACGCGAGATCCGAAGCGCGCTCGCCAACAGACCGCGGCCCAACGCAGGCTGGGAGCTCCAGCTGGACGGCCCCTGGTGGGCGAGCAGCGACTCGCGCAACTTCGTGATCAAGAAGCGGCGTGCGCCGACCGGGGAGGGTGAGGCCAGCGTCAAGGCCTACGGCTTTTTCGGCACCCCCGCGGCGGGGCTTTGCGCGTATCTCAAGATCCGGGTGAGGCTCGCCGCAACCACGGCCGAGTTCCACCCGCGGCTGCGCGGAGCGCTCCAATCGGCCAACAATGTCGCGCGTGGATGCGTGTCCTGCGAGATTTAAGGGGGTCTTAACAGGTGCCTCGGCGTCTGGAGGTACCAAGGTAGCTACCCCCCCCCGCAAAATCGCTCCAATCGGCCCAGACGAAGCCCTGTGCTGGGCCTTTTTTCGCCTGATCCGGCTCCGCTCACCCCTTTTTTAAGAGGTGTCGCCCGTGCCCCCAGATCGCAAACCAAGTGGCACACCGGGCGTCAGCCGGCGCGCTCGAGCGTTTGGGCGAGCGCCGCCGCCTCGCGCCGCTGCTCGGCGATCGCCTCGAGGACCCGGGTGGCGCGCTCTGTGCCGAGCTGGTGGACCGAGTCCTGGGCCAGGTCCTCCATCGCGTCGAGGAACCGCACCGAGCTTTGCTGCAGCCCGCGCATCAGGTCCAGCGCCTCGCGCATCGTGCCGCCGTCCTCCTCGGTCCCGGGCGGCGGCGTGAAGCTGTCATCGTCGCGCGCCTTCGCCGCCTCCTCCTCCGCGGCCGCAAGCTCGGCCTCCGGGTCGATCTCCAAGCCGAGCTTCGCGGCGACGACGGCGATGAGCGAGAGCGCGAGCTTGCGGGTGATGAGCTTCTGCGAGATCGCCACGCTCGCCGCGGTCGCCACCTGCGCGAGCGCGGCCGTCTGCTTGGAGAGGTCCTTCTCCGAGAGCTCCGGGAAGATCGCCTGCACCTGCCACGCCTTGTCGCCCCAATCGACTTGGAGCCGCTCTTTCTCGGCGTGTTTGAGCAGCACGTAGCGGCCGATCGATTGCAGCATGTGCTTCAGGAACTTCTGCCGCATCGTGTATATCTTGAGCGTCGGTGCTTCCATCTCGGCGCCCACCGCGCGGTTCACGTCGCCGCCGCCGCCGAACCAGTGCTCCGGGATCGTCGCGCCGCCGAGCACATGGTTGCGCAAGAGGCGCGCGCCCTCGGCGGTGTCGGTCGCTTTGAGATCCGGGGTGATTTCCTGCCAGGTCTCGGAGTCGTTGTGCACGCGCACGCTACCGGGTTTCGGCGTGAGGATCTTCTTCGCCCGCGCCTCGACCTGGGCCTCGTTGGCGTTCTTGAGCGTCACATCCCAGATGAAGGAGCGGAGGAACCCGTAGC